TGAAGCACTCACGGATAGGGGAGTGGAAATCGCTAAAGCGCAGATTAGAGAATTAGGCGCTGTTTACACAGGTGAGCTTGAATCGAGCATTAGCGGTTATTTTAGCCCATCGACAGGGGTTGGCATCATCAAGGCGGGGGCGCCCTATGCAGTTTATGTTGAATTTGGTACAGGTATAGTAGGTGCTGGTTCACCTCATCCCGCTCCAGCTGGTTGGCGATATGACGTTAACAATCACGGTGAAAAGGGTTGGTGGTACTTCAACGACAGAGATCAGAAATGGCACTGGACGAAAGGGATAGAAAGTCGCCCATTCATGTATAACACAGTTCAAATTTTAGAGAGGGAGTGTATGAGAATTGCTAAGGAGGTATTCGCTAGATGATAGATATTGAGAATCAGATATTCGGGAAAATCTCTACTGCGCTTCGTGCTGAGTTCGATCCAATCTTCGTTTATGGCGAATATGTCAAAGCTCCTGCATCTTTCCCTGCTGTATCGATTGAGGAGCGTGGTAACAGTGTATATCAGAGAACACAGGACAGCGGGAGTTTAGAGAACCATGCCTCTCTAATGTACGAAGTGAACGTGTATTCAAATAAACAAACTGGTAAGAAGAGTCAATGTAAAGAGATATTCAAAATCATAGATAACGAATTTCAGAAATTGGGGTTCACAAGAACAATAAAAGAACCTGTTTCAAATTTAGAAGATGCTACTATCTACCGCATGGTAGGTAGATATACGGCGGTTGTATCAACTAATCGAAAAATTTATAGGAGGTAATCATTTATGAGCGGAAGAAACGCTATAAGTACATATGGAATAACCCTAAAATGGGGATCAAGCTCGGAATCACTTAGTAAAAAAATCGATATAAAAGACTTCCCCGATCTAGGTGGAGCGCCGGAAATGTTAGAGACTACCACTTTATCCGATGCTGCTCAGACATTTATTCTCGGGATTCAGAGTTTAAGCGCTATGGAGTTTACAGCGAATTATACTAAGGCTGATTTTGAAGCTGTCGAAGCTGATGCTAACACTGAAATGTTCTACTCTCTTGAATTTGGTGACAAGGGAGATGAGGGTGTTTTCGAGTGGCAGGGTCAACATTCCGTATATGTAGTGGGGGCAGGAGTTAATGCGGTAACAGAGATGAAGATTGTTGTAGCCCCTTCAACAAAACCTGAATTATCAACCACATAAGGGGGATATAATATGGCAATTAGTACCTATGGTGTAACCTTAAAATGGGGTCTAACAATGGCGGCTACAAAAGAAATCGACATTAAAGATTTTCCAGACCTCGGTGGAGCGCCTGAGATGTTAGAAACCACTACTTTTAACGATGACTCACAGACTTATATAAAAGGCATACAATCATTGGGAGCATTGGAGTTTACAGTGAATTATACTAAGGCTGATTACAACAAAGTGGCAGAGGATAACAATATTGAGTTGTTTTATATCTTGGAATTTGGTGCAAACGGTTCGGAAGGTGCTTTCTACTGGAAGGGAAAACATACAGCATATGTAGTAGGTGCAGGGGTAAATGCGGTAACTGAAATGAAAATAGCAATAGCTCCATCTACTAAACCTACAGTAAGACCTAACTTAACTACTGTAACACTAGGTGATTTGACAGATGGCGTGGAGAGTTCTGCATTAGTTCTAGCATATTCGGCTACTCCGGCTGAGACTCCAGTCTTAACCTATCAGTGGAAGATTTCTGATAATGAGACAGGAGACTACACTGACATACAGGATGCGACTTCCGAAACATACACCCCAACGTCTGATGATGTTGGGAAATATATCAAAGTGCAAGTCACTTCCGCAGGTGGCGCAACGGGTGTTGTGTTGTCGAATGCTGTGGTAGTGGCTATAATGGAGGGATTAAACGATGGCTAAACAGATTACCTTCGAGTTCGAAGGCAAGGATTATACCCTAGAATTTACTAGAAAATCTATTGAAATAATGGAGCGACAAGGGTTTGTTATTAGTGACATAGTAGACAAACCGATGTTAACTCTTCCCGCTTTATTCGCCGGAGCGTTTCTCGCACACCATCGGTTTATAAAGCGAAAAGAGATTGACGCTATCTACGAGAAAATGACAAATAAAGATGAATTACTTCAAAAGTTGGCAGAAATGTATAACGAACCTCTTGAGGCCCTCATGGAAGAGCCTGAAGAAAACGAGGGAAACGTGG